CATCGAAGTAGGTCAAGGATGACCGTAATTGGGCAATTGTGAAATTACCCGCCGCATGGCCGTCTGAAGACAGTACGGTCCATCGTGTAGATGCTTATTCGACTATAGCCTCGAGTCCCTGGAAGTACTGTATGGTCCATTTCCGTTTCCGGATCTGAAACATATATGCAGTACAGGGGATAAACATACGTAACTTCTGGCATACGCCGGAAGCGACGCGGGTTTAAAGTGAAGCTATCGAAGAAACCTCCTTCGTACCCCGCTCTCTTGATCCTACGATTCTGACGAAGACGGTAAGAGCCAATTAAATGGCCATCACCATACCCGTCGGGACCAAAGAGAAGATTGTGTGGTTTAATGCATTGCCGAGCATATTCTGCTAGGCGTGGTTCACCATTTCTGATGAACCAATTATGCATAACGAAAAGGGTTCGATCTGATATCAGAGTCTTTTGATAAAAAGGTCGAACAGCTGTACCATTATAGAAATCGGCACCGCAACTCTCCCTAAACAAACCGGACGTAAACGACTTTTCAGAATTAACTGAAAACCCGCAATACTCCAATACTTTGTCTAAGAGCGAGTAGTGAGAGGTCCTGATAATCAGGTCATCTCCGTAAACGCCTATTTCTGAAGGATCTGTCATCAGACTCTTACAGACGCCGTAACATATAGAATAGAATATCAAGCTCTCGAGTTCAAAGGTATAGGAATTTCCCATACTAGAAAACTTTTCAAGCTCGATAGTCTTACCCTTGTATGAGACGACTCCACTACGAAGTTTGTCCAAGAGGTCAAACCAAGGAGTGGGTAAGAGATTCTGCACAACCGCGTAACTAATAGTGTCAGAAGCAGAAGCTAAGTCAACGGTGCAAAAAGCACCCGAAACTGACGCCTGCTTTGCCATTTCTTGATTCCGCGATTGGTCATACAGATTTACTCCCGCCTTATAGAGTCGTTTTTTAAGGTATGTACCGACACCTTTCTGGAAAAATCCATTAAGCGAAGGTTCCACACCTATCGATCTAAGAGTGCGTGAGTCCTTTGGTACGAATATTAACTTGCTAGGGGTCACTTTCACCTTGAAGAAACCTTCAGGGTTTCTGTGAATGTGTGACCAGTGTGGGATTTCGTTAAGAAATTCACCAGCAGAGCGAGCTAATTCCAAACTACACGTAGGGCTATCACCAAGCTTCACCAAAGGGTGAGACCGTGATTTTTTAGTGCTTGTTGTGGCGCCGGGACCGAATGAAAAGTCTAAATCGCAGAGATTAGGAACAGGTCCTAAAATGGAATCGATTTTACGTTGGGCGTAGTGAAGAACTACGGCAACGTCCCCAATTGGGGACGGTCCATTGAAAAACCTGTCATTTGTCTCCCTGCACTTTTCTTCGGCTATCAGAAACTTAGCGTAGGCTACTTGTTCTTTATCTATACCGAGGTCGATAAAATCTTGTTTTGACACAAGACTTTGTATTTGACGTGTATAAAATAAATCGTCAGTATCCCACTGAATAGAGTAATCAATTTTGTAATTGATGACATCTAGATAGTGCCCGTTTGCAAAAAGAGAATAAATCTCTTTAGCATAAGGTCCGCCAAGCTGAGAGCAAATCTCGGCTAACCCCCCAAGTATCTTTAGACTCTCCTGGGGGCTTCGATTTCTAATCCAACTCATAAAACTCTCCGATAAGGATTGTTATCTGGGTAATTCCGGATAAGAGGTTCAGGTCATATAAACAAGTTAGTTGGGGTTTGCACCACAACGATAAACCCTGTCGACAAGCCTGCGAAGGAAAAAACGTTGATCCCACGAGATTAATTCATCAGCGGAGTATGATGTCCATGAAAGGACTGCATCTCTGAATGCTGGGTTATATATCATGAGGGTTCGGCAATTTCTAAACGTAAGACTTGAAGACATAAAGTTCACCTTGATTTATAGTGACAAGAATGGAAAAGATTTGAAGCTAGTTCGGTACCACAAGGTCAGAGAACAACTGGGTGATAGGGGCCGTACTACTATCGAAAGCCGATCCGGCAGAAGCCTGATTGAGAGTTCCGGTAGCAGTCGTACTCGAAGCACCTTGAAGTAATCCAACCATCATCTTGAGTGCGTTAGAACGATCTATAGCTGTACTACGACGACTAGCAAACATCGTAACGATGAGTGTAGTGTTATAGGCAACTTTTGGACCGGCTACGTAACCAAGAGCAGTACCTGACGCGCCCAGAGTCTCGAGAACTGGGAGTTCAAGCTTTGCTGTAATCTTGTAATCGCCAGACTTCACCTGTTCAGAAGAAGCGGTAACGCGCGGCTCAGCCTCAAGAGGCAGAGACGAATCGTTAGCACGCCACAACGGAACGGGAGTATCAGTAACGGGAACAAGAGTCCACTCTTTAGGGGTGGCAGCATCGTCTTTAACCAAAAGGTTAGTCATAGCAGACATTAAAGTCTCCGATTGACGAAATACGTCATTTTAGGAACGATATGTTATGAAGCTGTCATAACGCAGGGTCTAAGTTTTCTTGATTCCTAACGGAATCTCTGGTGGGCCAAAGCAATCGCGTTATATATCCTTTTTGGGGACATAGCACTTGGAAAGCTTTGGAAAGCTGGAGGTCGAAGAGTGAGGGACTGAGGTACGTTTCTAACATAATAGAAGTGATAAGCCTGGGAACGCGTTGCTGGGAGATTTGCCCAGCCCGGATCGACAGGCTTCCACTCATTATAATAGTCATATACCAAAGACTCCATAAAACGACCTTTCAGGAAAGGGACAATCGCGAGGTTGTCAAGATATGATCCGATTGGAAGGAACCAGTCGACTACAAATGACCACGGTAGAACTTCCCAAACCACAGACAAAGGGTCTAAAAGACCTAATGTCCGGGGAAAGGAAATATCTTCGTACATTTCATAGGTGATCTTATATCTGCAGCGCCAGGGGCCTATACCCGTACTATTCGTAGGGGGGTAGACACACCCATTGTGCATTCCTTTCATTAATTTAGAGGCAGTAACAGTTGATGATCTTTGAACGGAGGTTTCAGAAAAGGCTTTAACAGCCTCAAATGAATCACCAATCATTGGTAACCAACCATACTGAAGCTCTAACCACCGGCCGCTGATATCAGAAGTGACAAACTTCTTTTTACCACGCGGGGAAGCCTTGAGAAACCGAATAGCACTGGGGAAATCCCCACGCTTAGCGGCCAAGGCAGAACGACCAAGGAGAGTAAGATTATCAACAATCATGTTAACCACCTGCTTGCCCTGAGCAACATTGACCGCGAGATTAAACTCATGGCCTTTGATCTTAGAAACAAGTTTGGATAAACAAGCGTTGTAATCGTTAGCTCCGAAGCAAGTATATGGATTCTTAACACCACCCACATCTGGGGGGTAATTAATATCCTGTATATTGCCTCTCTGCCAGAAATTGTAGACTTCATAAGTATTCCACTTAAAACGTCTATGCCCACCTGGAAGATCCTCGTATTTACCATCTAAACCGATTGATGACTTATAGAAATAATTCACCGGATCGGAATAATTGTTAATTACGCGGCTGGTCATGGGATTTTTCCTATGTTTACGATAGAGGTATCCTGAAAAGGATCAACTTGAGGAGAACTTAAAAACTCCTTTCGTCGCTCAGCAATAGGCAGAGCAGAAGACACGAGCCAATATATGACGAGAATTACCATACAATATAGTAATACGAATCGTAACATTTTCATCGTGACCTCCGTTTTGCTTTTACTACCTTAGGCGATGCTTCCTTTTTGAAGAAGTCAATTTCGAAGTCATAAGGAACAACTTCCCACTTACGATCGGGACCGTTTTTTACACGGGAACGAAATAAATGGAGAGTTGCAACTTTAATGATATAGAATATGATCTCCTTCATAGTAAGCCTCGCTTGGTATAGAGTTGAGAACCTAAA